CCAATTTTAATCTTTTCTTTGTCATTACATTTACAGGCCCAAAACCAAATACATAACTTCTTAAAACCTAAAAAACCTTTAAAAAGCCTAATTTTACAGGTGAATGCGATGATTTGCAGGTGTGATGTGTGATAAAACGAAATTATAAAGCAGGCTAATTTTGCTTTAATTAAAACAGCCTTACGGGGCCTTGATAGCAAATAAACCTTTAACAAGCCTGAATAGCCCTTTAATAAAGCCTTTGGAATAGGACATTGCATACATTGCAGACAATGCACGATTGTATGCCCAAACAGCCTTTAAACCGCGATGCAACGCCGTTTAAAGGCTGTTTTTGTTTGCGAAAACATTTTAGCTACCGATTTTAAACTTTGAAACCGAAATTAATGAGTTGGACGCACAGTTGGACGCACAGTTGGACGCACAAAACAGGCTTTAGAATAATACAAATTACAAATTATGCAGGCGAAAACAGGCAAAATGAGCCGATACAAGGGGGCATAATACCGATTTAAAGCAAGTTGAAAAACAGCGAAAAGCCCGTATTTATTGGCCTTTAGACCTTAAACACATTGAAAATCGTGGGAAAAAGCTAAAATTTGGAATTGCAACCCTAATCTAAACGGACAAAACCAACAATCAGGGCGATGCCGGTGATGTCATCGTGGTGAATGAGGAAGGGCGAAAAGTCCGGGTTGTCTGACACACATATATAAGTATTGTCCGTTTGGCCCGGATTGAGCCTTTTGATGATGATGCCCTGCTCTCTGGTGGCGATCAGGTGTGCCTTGCCCCATTGGATGAAGCTCGGATTGCGGATGATGCGGCAGGCCACAATGTCGCCGCTCATGTAAGCAGGAGCCATGCTGTTGCCCTTCACGCGGAGCATGAAATGGATGTCGCTGAAGTCGGGCACTATATAGGTCTGCACGATGTCGCTCTCGGCGATCTTAAAGTCTGCGCTGCCTATGCCGCCGATGGCTTCCACCGCCACCAAGGGGATGCCGCCCTGAGCAGGCTTGGCCGGTTTATGCTCCTTTTCTGTTATGAGCATTTCGCCTTGACCTGTTAATAACCATTCAGTATTTACATCTGAATACATGGTTACAATAGTTGCCAATGTTTCGGAGCTTAATGCTTTATCCTTTGCCTTTCCCTTGAAATTGCCGTAGGTTGAGCCAATTTGTTCAAAAAACCTTTCCTTAGAAATGCCTTTTTTTGAAGCAATCTCAAGCACACGTTCCTTTATGTTAGTAACTTTAGTTTCCATTTATTTTGATGTTAGCAAAAATAGTTTCTATGTTTGCAGAAATAAATCATGGCAAATATGAAAAAAATAACAAAGCAATTACCGGAAGATTTGGATTTGCTGCGCGAGCAGCTCTATCGCGGGGCTTACCGCGATCTGGCAGAGATCACCGGCTACTCCTTCGGCTATGTGGTGGATGTGATGGATGGCCGCCGCCGCAATGCCGCCATCGTGCAGGCCGCCCGCGACCTGATCAAAGCCCACCGCAACCTGATCCACTCCGTTCGTCAAATGCAAAAACAAGAATCATGATATTACATAACAACAAAATCACCAATAAAATTGAAATAAATGAAACGGTAGAAGATGGCAGAAGACACTACCAAGTAATCGTCAACGGAACCATCGCCCATGAAGAATCTGGGTTAACCACTACATATAATAGATACCCAACAACGCTATATGAGTTTATCGATTATGTGTGTCATTTGGTTGGTTGGTCAAGAGGCAATATAAAGACGTGTAATCGTCACATCAAAGGCTGCACTTGCAAAAACACATCTAGAGCAATGATGTGTGAGAAATGTATCAGCGATCAAGTAATAGAAAGTATAGCAAAAGCAGTTCGTGATCAAACATTATAAGTGTCAACTAAGCGCATACACCACCAAAGCAATCAAAGCCAAAAAATATGATAGGTAGCAAAATTTTTCAGCGTTTACGAAAATGGTATCGGAATTTACGGAATCAGCAAATAGCCAATCGGCGGGCAAATTACCTTTTGCTTGCACATATTCCACCTGTCTGCGGTACAGCCGGAAGGTTGACTGGACTGAAGCATATAAGGCGGCTGTGGCGCAAAGGATTCCACCCGATAGTAGCACTATTCCACACATCCACGATAAACTGTGAAGCCAATGGAGTGGACTTGAATGAATGCTGGTGTAGAAAGGTGCTGCGTGATGATCAGGGCGAAATGAAACCAGTATCCCCAGAAGTCCTGAAGAGGCAATTATTAGGGAAGAGAGCAGGTGGTTTTTCGTTTTATCTCTCAATACAGCATACCTGTGCAAATTGTCAAAATCAAACTGATTCATAAGCTATATGTTTTTTGGTCAAAACAAATGTAGCTGGTTTTCCCGGATGGTCGCAAAGGGTGTTCGACTCACCCTTCGGGAGCAGATTCAATACCTATTAGCCCAATGATTATCCACAACGGCATATTGTGCATCTCCATAGCTCCGCTCGCAGCGGCAGGCATTCTCAAGCCTACCGTGAGAAAGGATGGTAAGGTGACTTATGAGTTATGGAAGAAATGGGCCAAAAGAGCCAAGACATTGGGCTATTATTATCAGCCGGGCGGCAATGGCCGCGAGAGCCTGATAGAGTATGCTGCCGTGCCAGAAAGGTATCAGCGCAGCATCGAAGAGCGCATCGGCAATCCACACAAGCAGGGCAAGCTCAAAGCCTTCACCGATTACATAGAGCGCGACAAAGCCGCCGAAGATTATTACCGAGATTATCGCTATGGCGAGAATGATGAACTCTCGCTGCCGCTGCGATTGATCAAGACCTATACGGCCAATGCCGAAGTGCTCAATGCCATCCGCACCATATACAACAATCGCCTGGCATCGCGCAAAAAGATGGGCGGCTCTATGCGTTCCTTCTGGCAGGATGTGATCGACCCGGTAAATCAATGCAAAGCAACCATCGGGCACAAGCTCCCTGGCACACACCTGCGATTGAAAGTGGTGTACGAAGAGTACATCTCCGGCAGCTATGCATCACTCATCAGCGGCAAGCTGGGCAATAAGAACACCGAGAAGATCACACCGGAGATCGAAGCCTGGATCGTGAGCGAAATGGCAAGCACCCGCCAGTCGATTGAAATGGTGTATTTAAAGTATCTTCAAGAGGCTTTTAAACGCTCTTGGAGAACCGATATTGAAGCTGCTGCCTTCCGCCATCGGGTATCACAACCGCGTGTGCAGCAACTCATAGACCTTGCCCGACATGGCCGCAAGGGATTGCGCAAGCTCCACGGCCACAGCTTCAAGCTGCGCAAGGCCAAATATGCCAACGATATATGGGTGAGCGATGGCACTACCTTAGACCTTTACTTCCGCCGCGATGATGGCACAGTGGGCCTGGCTTCGATGTATGCCGTGATGGACTCCATGAGTTGCAAGATGCTCGGCTGGGCCACCACACCATACATGAATAAGGAAAACAACGAAGTGCAGCTCAGCGCCTACCGCATGGCGCTGCGCAATGCCAATGCCTTGCCTTATCAGTTGAAATACGACAATCAGAAGGGCCATAAGACCCAAGTGTCGCAGGACTTCTACAAGCGATTGGCCACCGTTCATTTCCCATCAAAGCCTTACCGCCCATCTGCCAAGCGCATAGAGTTTGCCTTTGGCAAGTTCCAAAGCCTGAAGCTGTCTGAATTTCCTTTCTGGGCTGGCTTTGGCCGCACCACCTGGAGCGATGTGAACCATGCTCCTAACATGGACTGGATCAATGCCCATAAGGATGAACTGCCAAGCTACAAGGAACTGGTGCAACTCTTCGAGATCATCATAGCCGAGTGGAACGACCTGGACTTCTCCGGCAAAGGCAGCCCTAATAAGCTCTATGCCGAAAACCGCAATCCCGAAGAGCAGCCCTTGGATGTGCAGGACTTGATGGACTTGTTTTGGAACATCAAAGGCCCGGTGAAGTACCACGCCCACGGCATCACCCTGCATCATAACAATGAGCAGTTTCTTTATGAAGTGTATGATCACTTAGGCAATGTGGACTATAACTTCCGCCGCAAGTATCTGCACCAGGGCCTATTTATCAAGTATGACCCTGACATGGAATATACCGAAATAGAGCTGTATGTGAAAGATGCCGGAACCGATCTGCGCCATGTGGCCACCGCCAAGCCTAAGCGCGATGTGTCGGAGTCGGTGAAATATCTCAACGACGATGACCGCGCCTGGATCGAAAAGCAGATGAAGCTCGAAGAGCAGATGATGGACACAATGGAAGCCGAACTGGTGAGCATTGGTTATGACGAACATGCCAAGGCTACCCGCTGGCGCGAAAGATTAAAACAGCCTGCTGCGGTGTCGCACGATGATGACGACAGCGACTGGCGCAAAAAAATATAGCCCGCCGGAGCGAGCTATACTTTACTGTTAGTGAAATTTAAAAGGAGGACAAATATATGACAATCGAACAGAAACAACAAATCGAAATTCAGTTCAAGGCCAAGGCCGAAAGATTAGGTCTTAGCATGGAAAAGGCTGCCATCAATGCAGGCACTAAAGGCTCTACCATCTCACAAGTGTTCAGTGGAAAATACGGAGCCAATGACGAAGGCATCTACAAGCTCCTGAGCCTGTGGGTAGGCAATAACGATAACTGGAACATTGCCCACACACGCAATTTCAAGCTCATCACCGGACTGCTCGAAGATGCCCACATGAACAGCAATTCTTATCTCATCATCGGCTCCGAAGGCCGCGGCAAAACCGGCACATTCAAGTATTATGCCGACAATTACCGCAATGCCATCCTGCTGCGCTGCGATGAGTTCTGGAACCGAAAAAAGTTCCTTGCAGAACTGCTCACCCGATTGGGCAAGACCAGTGGCGGCATGTCATTGGCCGATATGATTGACTCAGCCATCTCGCACATCATCAGCTTAGAGTCCACCATCATCATCATGGACGAAGCCGACAAGCTCTCCGATCAGGTGCTGTGCATGTTCATCTCGCTTTACAACAGGTTAGAAGATAGCGATGTGGGTTTGGTGATGGCAGGCACACAATACCTTGAGAATCGCATCCGCAAGGGCGTGAACAATCAGAAGCGCGGTTATCGTGAAGTGTGGTCGCGCTTGGGCCGCAAGTCGGTGGAGCTTGTTGAGACCGGACACAAGGATGTGGAAGCCATCTGCCGTGCCAATGGCATTGACGATGCCGACACCATCGCATCCATATTCAAAAACTGCGAAGGCGACCTGCGCCGCGTGAAGAAATTGGTTCACAAATTCAAACTCATGCAGACCGTATGAAGCGAGCCTTATCCATAGCAGACCTTTACCGGAGCAAGCACCGCTTGTTAGACTTCGATGGCATGTGGTTGGAATCATTCGGCAAGCCAGAGTTCACCGCCCGCTGGTTCATCATGGCTCCGCCCGGAAGTGGTAAGACCACCTTTGCCGCCATGCTCTGCAAGCACCTGAGTCAATATGAGAAGGTAGCTTACAACAGCATCGAAGAAGGCAACAGCGAATCATTGAAAGAAGCCTTTCGCCGAGTGAAGATGCACGAAGTGGCCCGCCGCGTGATTGTGCTCGACAAGGAACCGATTGCGGAGATGATCGAAAGGTTATCCAAGCCAAAGGCTCCGCGCATCGCCGTGATCGACACCATTCAGCACGCAGAGCTTACCAAGTCGCAATACCTGAACATGCTCAAGCAATTGCCCAACACCATGTTTATCCTGATCTCGCACATGGATGGCCGACAGCCCGAAGGCAATCTCGCCAGATTCATCCGTCAGGATGCCGGAGTGAAGATCACCATCGAAGGCTATGTGGCATTCACCATCTCGCGCTATGGTGGGGGAGAGCCATTTGTCATCTGGCGAAAAGGTGCAGAGCAATACTATTCATTTATCAATCAAAAGGAGGCAATATGAACACCACAACAGCAATACAGAAGCATGTACCGCATGCTGAAGCCAATCGTATCAAGTACATGTACTGCCGCGAGCTGATCACCGACGTGCTCGGCTGGACCATCGACATGATGGAACTGCTCAAACTCGAATGCGGATGTGAACTCATTGAGACCAGGCTTCAGGACTATCCCGGCATTATTGAAGATGTGAAATATACCAAAGGCTTCTTTTGGCCCTGGTTTATGAATCAGTGGGCTTTGCGCGATGAAGAGTTTGTGCTCTGCTATGGTCTTGAGTCGTTCACCGAGCGCATGGATCAGATCGCATTGGCCACCCGCCATGAACTGATGAAGATGTACTGCGAATGGCATCAGGAAGCCATGACGATGGCTCCGATGGTCAACGGATTTGAAGATGTTTTAAACAGATTGATAAAAAGACTTCGCTATGCATAAGATATACAAAAAAAGCCATGTGGACAGGCTGCGCTATCTTAAAGCCAAGCTCAATAATATAGAAGCAAGGCTCAAAGAAATGGATGATGTCTATCAGCATTGCCTTGCCTGCAACAATACCACAGATGCCCTGCACATCAGGCTGCAAATGGCCCCGCTCCTGGTCAAGAAAAGAGCCATCAGAGAGCGAATCGAAAACACTACCCATCCAAAGGAAGGCCCTATGGAGCACAATTATTACATCAATAACAATTTACAATCATGAACAAAATCAACAATAACCAACAGACCACCGGTGACAAGCACTGGAAAGACGAAAACGGAATGATGATTCCAATCGCGAGAGTAACCAAGCTGGAGCAGTATAAAGAGCGACAAGCTTATAAACTGCTCAAAGAAGCCACCAAAGTAAGCGAATCGCTCATCGCACTCAAGGAACTGGTGCGCGATGTGTGCCAGGAAGTGTATGAACGCCACATGGCCGAAGCCGGAATTAAAGAAGAGCAGCGCGGAAAAGGCAACTTTATGTGGTACAACTTCGACCGAAGCATTCGCATAGAAGTGAAGATTGCTGAGCGCATCGAGTTCGATGACCTTACCATCAAAGCTGCCAAAGCCAAGTTTGATGAGTTTCTCGATGCCAACATTGAAGGCAAGGTGGACTTCGCTAAGGAGCTTGTATTAGATGCCTTCACCACGCGCAATGGCAAGCTCGATGTCAAGAGAGTGCTTTCGCTGCTAAAGTATAAAAGCAAGGTGAAGGATGCCATCTTTCAGGAAGCCATGACTCACTTGGAAGCATCCATCCGCCGCCCTGATTCTAAGACTTACTTCCGAATTAGCGTGAAGGACGACAATGGCGAGTATCAATATATCAATCTTGATTTTGCTGCTATATGATCAGGATAGTCATCATCACATTATACATCGGCATGTGGCTGGTAGCTGCCATCAGTGGCGACCGCCGCATGCCGCACTAATAAAGAAAGGGGTTTAAAAAATGTCAACCAAAACACACCAACAACTAAAGTTCATCTTCGCCATGCTGCGCAAGCTGCGCCTGAGCGATGAAGACCGCAAGGCAATGGTAAGTAGTGTTACCAAAGGCCGAACCGATTCCTGCGCCGATCTCAGCTTTGTAGAAGCGCGTGAGCTTTGCAAGATGCTCAACATTGCCGCCACCAATAAGCAAGACCGCGAGCGCATGGATATTATGCGCAAGAAAATTATCAGCTGTTTTCACCAGATGAACTATCGCCTGCCGGGCGGAAAGATAGACATGGAGCGTGTGGAAGAGTGGATTCTCAAATATGGATACCTGCACAAGCCACTGAACAGATACACCTACGCGGAGCTTCCTAAATTGGTTTCGCAGGTTCAGATCATGTTGGATAAACACCTAAATCAGCTATTCAGTCATGGAAGTTAAGCGCTACTCATTCACCCACCCGGAGATACAAGGTCAGGTATTGTTTGAATTTACCGGAGGCTTACTTACCTTCTATAAGCTCGATGGCGATGTGAAAGCTGCTGTGTTGTGGCTCATGCTCACTAAGCTGCCTATCCGCGAAGACATGCTGTCGAAGATCAGCACCAATGCGCTGGCACGATTCACCGAGATAGAGCCTGATCTGAGCTTCGACCGATTCATGAAGGTGTATAACCACAGGCCCGCAGGCTATAGCCGAGCCGCTGCCGAGCGCAAGTGGAACAAACTCAGCGCCTCCGATAAGCAACAAGCTATCTTGTATATCAAAACCTACGATGCAGAGCTTACCCGATCAGGCGTGGCTAAGAAGTACCCGGAGACTTACATCAATCAGAAACCCTGGATCAAATAAATATGCCCCGCAACAACGATTTACTCTCCGAGCGCAACGAGCGCATCCGCAACCGCTACAAAGAGCTGTGCCAGAAGCATCCGCAATGGCGCTACGATGCCATCATTGACAGGCTTGTTGCGGAATTTTTTCTCACCACATCCACCATCACTAAAATCATCAACAATGAGTAAACTCAAACAAATCAGCCATAAGATACGGCTCAGCTATCCGCAAGTGGAAGCAATCAATAACCTGATCCAATCGGTGGTGCACCTTCCAATGAACAATAAGAAGCAAATGAACTTCGATCTCACAGAGCTGCACAGAGCTGCCGCCGCTGAGCTGATGGTAAGATTAGTTAACCGGCCCTATCGTGATGCTAAGGATAAGCCTGTGAATCAAATGGTGCTCACCGTGCGCGAGATGCGCACCATCATAGCCTGTTCGCACCTGGTGAATGTGCCAGATAAATACAAGCAGGAATTGGAGCGCATCAATGAAGTGATTGCCCATCTGCGCCAACTCTTAGGCGAAGAGCCGATAAAAGAATCTAACATTATACTCATCAATTAGCCTATGAAAACGATTTACATAGCCGGAAAAGTATCGGGTGAGCCGATTGCCGAATGCACCCTAAAGTTTGGTGCAGCGCAAAAAGAAATAGAAGCCCAGGGCTGCCGAGCCATCAACCCGTTGGCGGTGGTCAACGATTGGCACATGCCGTGGCGGCAAGCCATGCGCCTTTGCATAAAAGCCATGCTCGAAGCCGATGCAGTGCTGCTCTTAGACGATTACCAAGAGAGTCGTGGCGCAATGATAGAGTATAAACTCGCACAGGACTTAGGCTTGCGCGTGTTGATAGGGACCAAAGATTTGAAAGGGAGGCTGAAATGACTAAACTGCTACTCTCACTCGCAGCGGCTGCAATGGTGGCTTGCTTCTTAGTAGTGCTGTATGTACTGAAAGATGTTTTTAAGCAAAATGACCAAGACGAAAGGAGACCTTATGAGTGATGGGTATAACGCCAAAATTTGCGCCTTTTTCAATTGCGCAAATTGACCAAGTTGCTCGCAGAGAACTGTGGCATTGCCGAAAGGTGCGTGGGAAGCGAAAAATTATATATTAAAAAAACCCTTTAATAACAAAAAAATGAAAAACAAATTAGCAGACCCTTTACGGTATAACACACTGACCGAACAAGAAAAGCAAGAGATTGATGCTATAAACTATTCCCAAATGCTAAAGATGTGGCGACACGCTCCATCAGAAGCACGAGTATCGCTTTTCTCTGGTGATTGTGGAAAGTACTTCGCCAAAGTGATGTCAGAAAAGAAAGCCAAACTCGCACCCAGTGAAGCTGTGAGCATTAGTAAGATGGTGGGGTGGTGATGAACCAACACCTGTTAATAACTCACCCAACTACCCTTTGTTCTTTAAATAAAAATTATATGTATGTTTGTCGTGCTAGAAATACTCGGATAATATCCGAAACATTTTATTAACGATAGTCGCTGCCCATGGGTAGCAGAACCGAAAGGCTGCCAGTCTTATTCTCTGAGTAATTCTAGCAACCCTAAAGGCAGCGGCGCATACATCTTTTCGACAATGCTAGAAAAAAAGAATGTAAGCACCAGAGTGAACAATAGTAACTCTAATGCAATGAGTGGCTCACAAAACGAGCTAATTCCAATTTCTCAAAAGGATGACCAATTACTTGTTAATGCAAGAGATTTGCATAGAAGATTGAAAATTGGTAAAGATTTTTCAACATGGATTAAAGACCGTATTAAAGAATATGGTTTTCATCCAGATTTAGACTTTAGTATTGTTTCCCCAAATTTGGGGAGCAAGTTTCCAAAACATGGTGGTCAAAACAAAAAGGAATACTTTCTCACTCTGGACACCGCCAAGGAACTTGCCATGTTGGAGCGCAACGAAATGGGTAGGCTCATTCGCCGCTATTTCATAGAAGCGGAAAAACAGCTGCGCAGCAAAAGGCTCTATGCACAGGTGGCAAACATCACCGACATAAGTAAAAGAGTGGGGCATCAGCGGCTCAATGGGCGCAAGATGTATGTGCTCCGTGAGCTTAGAGCATACCTTGGTTATAGCACTAAATCTAGCACAAGCAATGTGCATCGCAACTACCCTGGTCAGATTGTTACCTTCAATGGTTTGGCTTATGTGAGCGAAGAGTATGTGAAAGTGCTGATGAGTTCAGCAACTACCAGGGCTTTGAAAGTGGAAGCACAAGCAGCTCCACCATTGCTGCCTGTTGGTTTTGGTCAACCTTTGAGTTTATTCCCAGAAGGAGGTATTTCATGAGCCATACTGCAATTGAAAAAAACTGGATGCTTACTTCAAGCAAGATATGCCGCCACGCGATGTAGCTTGCAGGCTTCGCTCGGCATTTGTGCAATTGAGCCTAATGATGGCTAAGTTTTCACCAGAGAGTGGCAAAATAACTTATGTGGGCGATATAGAAGAAACACTCTACACCCTGCATGAACTTGCCGAACTCATAGACCCGCCCGATGAGAAATGTTAAACTAAAAAAAAGCCCCTTAATCGGGGCTTTTTTGTTAAATATTGCATCATTTTTGTACGGCAATCATAACTTGCATAACTTTGCTCCGTATAACCACATAAAAAATTGCCGCCATGAAAACTCAAGAAGCATACATCAAAATCAAAGAAACCGACGATGGCAAAATCATAGGCGTGGAAGCCAACATTCCGCTCATTGAGCAGGAGCGCAACGGGGGCTACATCGTGCGCTGTCCTGTGCTTAAAACATTTGGCTACTCCGAAGTGAGCTTCGATGAAGCCCAAAAAGACCACGAACAGGACATCAATGCATTCTTCTCGGTACACATCAAGCGCAGCTCGCTCAAGTCGGCGCTGCGCTCGCTGGGCTGGCTTGCCGACCACAGGCAATACGAAAAACCCAACATACCTGCTTATCTGCTGCACCGCGCAAGATTTCAGAAGAAAAACTATAAAGCCGGAGCCGTATGCTGAAGGAGAGCTTCTCGCGCAAAGCAGTGGAGCAACTCATTCATCAATATGGCAGGGTGGAAGCCATAGAGCAGTTTGATGGCTGCAAAGTATATGTGCTCGACAATGGAGCCACCATTCGCCTGAAAGATGGCTTCGACCGCATAGCAGAGAATGTAGTTTACATGATCGCCATCGAAAAATTAGGCATAGACGACCTTGAATATGATTATTGGCATGGCCGTAATTGACACTTAAAAAAGCCCCGTTGAAGGGGCTTTTTTTTATGGTAAAATAATTGCTGTCACTTCCGGCTCTGCCATCACTTGGATGTAGTCGTAGTAATCTGTTGCAGAGTAATCAAACAGGTTCATGCTGTAGGTGAGCTTTTCCACACGCATGTGGTCGGCATCAGTATCTGGTTCCTGGTTGCTCCGCTGCCAGTCGGTGCTGAGCCACACTTGCTGCGGCAATGGAGCTGCGCTTCCTTGCGGCGCATCATCAGGAAGCTGCGCTGGTGCAGGGGCTACATACATCGCCTGCGCTGAGTAATTGTTGAAAGCCTTATGCACCTTCTCAATTAAGGCTATCCACTTCATGGCCGGGCTTGCTGCTATGTCGGCACTGTCGGCTTGCCACACATCTTCATAATCTTCGGCCACAATGTGCAGGGTGATGGTAGCTTCAGGAGCTTCCTGTGTGCCATCGCCTTGGTTCACCCAAGGCAAGGCAGAAAATTCCACAAACACAGCCGGAGTAAGAAACGGATTTTCGCTGTCCATTTTTTGATATTGGCCATTATACAAGTCTATGGTCTTGATCTCAGGCACTCTGGCTCTGATGCGGTTTACGATAGCGAGATAGTGTAGTTTCATAGTTTAATTGCCGTTTAAAGCTTGTTTAAGTTGGTCTTTTATCATCTGTCCGATAGCTCTGTTGAGCTTGGCTGACTTTCCAATAAATTGTCGCTTGGGCAGGTTCACCTTACGAGAAAATCCTTTCACATTATGCCGCCTGCCCATTATCTCAATGGTTTTAGCCCTTCTTTTTTTTGCAGTTCCCTGAAAGCTGCCTTGCACTTTGCGCTTCATAATGGCTTGCCGCTTATGTGGTTTCACATATTGCACCCCGCGAAAGCCAAAATTATGCACATCGGCATAAGCCGCTCCTGGTCCTATCACATGCACTTTCACATTCGCGCCGCTTACTTGCTTCACAATGCCTTTCTTTAATGCTCCTGTGTCCACCAAAATGGCTCTGCCTTTGTTGCGCTTTGCGCCGGGTTTGCGTTCTTTCCATTTGTCAATGCTTTCATCTTCAAAGCCACCCTGCACAAAGCTGCGCTTAAAGTGCGCCACAGCAAGCTGACTCACCTTCACAGGGATAGCCTTCTGCGCTCGCTTCACGCGCTCTATGGCTTTTTTGATGGACGATGAATGTTTTATTGGCATATTATAAAAATTTGTATATTTGCATTGTCCATTCATTCAGGTTGCGACCTGGATGCCGGACAAAGAGCAAATGACTTAGAGTTGTTTGCTCTTTTTTATTTTGTAAAATATCAAATCGTGTTTAATGTCTTTATTTTTTGATTTTTTATTAAGATTTTTTATTGTCATTTCATCCGGTAAGGTATCAATAAATGAATAGATTACTTTATCTGATTGCTTAAAAGCATTTCTTATTTTTCGCCATAATTTGTCTTCATTTAAAACTGCTGTTGTTTTAAACTCCCATAATTTACTATTTATACTGAAGTCAGGATTGCTGCTATAATTTGCATCAGGCATTATTAGCTTTCTTGCTTCTTTGTCTTCTACATTTATATCAGGCATAAAATCTACTAATGCCTTGTTTTTTTTAGCATACTCAAGAGCAAAATCCAACTTATAATCATGGTCATTGGCATTATATTCATAGGCTTTATGAATTCTCACTTTACCACCATTTTTAAACTCCTTAAAAGTGTGGTATTGCTCTTCTAAAGGAAGCTTGTATATAAGCTCGCGGTCTTTTCGAGTAAGTTTTATATTCCAGTTTCCTTTTATTCGCTCATTCACCCTTATCTTCATCCTTTGCTCATTTGCAAGCGAAGCGGCATAAGGCATTTTATCGACATCAAAAATGCTTTGCTCCTGTCCGGGGTTTCGGTCAAACATTTCGCCGAGCTTGGGCAATTTGTCCGGCACTGCATTGGCAGGCTCATCCGTTTGGATGGCTTCGCAGCGACAGTTCCATCCATTGGGTGGGAAGTAGGTTTGCCAAAAGGGATCTTCAATGGGCCTTATTGTGCCATTCAGGTTGCGATGGCTGTCGCGTGTGCGGGCATCCATAATGGCTTCGTAGCGAAGATTCGGGGTGATGTCTTTCTCTTCCTGAAATTGCTGCCATCGGCTTATCATCATGGAGCTGTTTACGGCATGATTGTACTCGGCCCGGTAATAATGCACATTGTAAGTAGTATCTATGGCTTTTGCCTTTTTCAGCCAATCGTCGAAGCTTCTGAGATTGCCATCATCATCAATCAAGGCTGCATGCAAATCAATGATTTCGGCATGGTTCTTAAAGGCATTGAACACAGTGAGATTGCTTTGTAAGGCTTCCAGCATTCGTTGGTCAGATTGCGAAAGATTCGGTGCGCCGATTTTCTTGCCGGTGCCCTGCTCCACAGCGCCCATCATTTTATTTGCCCAATGCGAAATTGCCGCATCGTCCACCTGTCCGGGCTTGAGCTCGCCCGACTCGATGGCAGAAATCATGGAGCTGAATATGTCGTCCCATTCTTCCATCAGCAGCAGCCTGAGCCTTCAATGTGGTTATGATCCTTTCCGGTGTATAGCTTAGCAATGTCTTCGTGCATCTTCATCAGCACATTGTTTACACGCTGACGGGGTTCCTGTTGCGCAGGTGGCAAAGTGACGGGTGAAGGTGTTTGCGCTTCTTTCTCTTCCACCGGAATGCCGAAGGTGTCAGTAATCCACTCCGGCGAAATTTTGTAATGGTCTAAGGACTTGGCTGTCCACTCCCAGAGCTTATTCAGGTCTTTGGCTTCTTCCCAGGCAAAGAGTTTACCATCCAGTCCGGTGATACCTTGCCCTTTAAGCAGTGGAATGAGCTTGTCATTGATCAGGTAGCGCAGCCTCAACTTGTCGGCATCAATCACATCATCGGCGGCAGTCTCATGCACTTCTGCCTGAGCGCGACTTCCAGACTTGCCCACATCGACAGTCATGGTAGAGCCAAGGATCAGCTTCGATAACTCGGAGTTAATGCGCTCCATCATCCGGTCATACACCATCTCTCCGGCTGTACGGTGACTCTCCACAAATTGAATTTCTTCACCCATTCCAAATACTGCATAAGCAGCCTTACCCATGTCTGCCAATGCATTCTCCATCCGGTCAAGGTCTTCCTTGCGATTCGTATTCGTCTTACCTATACGCACAGGCATCCCGAAGATGTCGGCATATTCAGACCAGGCTTGCATGGCATTTCGCTTGAATAGCACCAAGGGCGCAGCCTTATTGAGCAGTCCAAGGTCTAAGGGCTTACCGGCTTCAATGAGTACATCGTCCCACACGCCGCGATATTCCGGGCCTTTAAAATCAAATGGATATTTTAGCAGATAACCACGCTGTGGCTCTACGTGGCGGCGCGGGATCAGCTCCACCACAGGGCGGCCATTGTTGACATGAATCTGCACTAAGCTGTGCCCATAATAGTCGGCATCCAAAACATGGTTGCAGAAGTCACGAAACCATGACTGCTGAAAGTAATCAGTGAGCGCATCATCGGTATTGCCTTCTTTATCCACTATGCGAAAGTCAAATGCCAGGACACGGAGCTTGCGTTGGTTCTCGATCACCCCATACAGGTGGGCATCCAATATTACTTCATCATATAGGTTGTAAAGATTGGTGCGCCGTGGCATGTCCCAATTCTCAGCCATCTGCAAGGCCATACGCCAGCGCTCTATGTCTTGCTTCGATCGGTAATTGGTCATCTGAATGATCTTCTCCAGCAGGTCATTCTTTTTGCGCTGATTGCGCACAGCCATTTCTATCAGTTTGTTATTGTCCGGCCCTTTCGGGAAAATGCGATCGAATAAGCCCATATTAATAATCGGATTTAAAGCGTGGGTTGCTACCCATGCGGAAGTTCATAATGTCTTTGTCTTCATCATCCTTGCGGATAGGCACATTGGGTGTCACTACCCCATCTGCCACATCCTTCAGATAGTCAATAGCAGCCTGATAGCGGCTCACCCTGATCTCCGGCACTTGGCGCGGATTGAGTCGGCAATGCAGATGATACAGCACAATGTCAATCACATACATCAGAATAGTTGGATTCCTGGTGTCGCCTGCCTGATACTCATTCGTGTCAGTAGGCAGCACTCCGGCGGTTGATGTTTCTGCGATTACATGGAAGAGTGCATCTTCAGCACACAGCTCATCCCATTCATCTTCATCCCAGGGAGAAGGTGTAAGGATGTTGGTATTGGATTGCCAAATCTTACCATCCTTAGCCACTACAGCTCCTGTGGCATAAGTCAATGCCGGATCAAACTCTTCGGATAGAAATTCAATCCGCGTGCCTTTCGGATAGCTCATGAGCGGATCATAAGGCAGGATGTCGGCAAAGATCTCCGCAGTGTTGTATCGGTTATTATAATAGCTCGAAGCTTCTTCCACTGCCTGACGCTCGATTACATTGAGCAGGTCATCGTCCTGTTCAATGATTTGCATAAGCATCTCAGGTCTGAGATTGCGTGCATAGTCTTTAATTCTTAGAAATCCCATTATAAGCGGCTATATTCGTTACGTGCATTGAATGATGGACAATCCTTTCGCACATTCGGGAAGTCTCTATGGCCTTGAATGATGGCTTGCGGGAATCTTGCCTTCAACTGCTTGAGCAGCGTTAGTAGTGTGATACGCTGTGCAGGAGTGCGGTTGTCAATCGCCATTCCATTGGCATCTACCCCGCCGATGTAGGCAATGTGGATGCTATTGGCATTGTGTCCGGCCACGCCATTGGCAGGTTTGGCAATGTCCTGCAAGGCGCGATACTCGCCATTGGCCATGATGATGTAATGATAGCCGGGGTTGCGCCACTTCAAGGTATCGCGCCAGTAGCGCTGAATGCTCTCTATGGTGGTGGTCTGTGGAGTGGCAGTGCAGTGCACCACCAGATGGGTGATTGTTCTCATGGTTCTAAAAAGGTCTTTGCGGCCTGCGGCCAATGCGTCTGTTATTAGATTGTATAGCGATTTGTGATCGTAGGTAATACCAAGCCCCTTCATCGGCATCGGGGCTGTCGAATGCGGTGTTGGCTCCCTGTTCTATGGCGGTGAGATGCTCCACTGCCGTTTTAAAATCAATCTTATCCTGCTGCTCCTTATTGTAGATCACCCACCCGCGCTCATAGTAGGGCTGCATGGAGATGATACGGCTGATCTTATCGGGCTTCTGCCGGAAGTCTCCGGTGATGGGTAGCTGATAGCCCCGTTTATTGCCTTCGGCATAATAGTCATCCAGAAGCTGTTCCTGAATGAAATTGGCTTCAACCATATACTGCACCGGAACATTAGGCCCCAGGCGTTCATACAGGTCATAAGTCCATTGCACCATTGCGGTAACGGATGTCTGCCGCACGAAGCAGTCAATCAGGTAGAAATAAGTGCCTTTGAGTCCCCACAACTTCACGGCCTTGAAGTCGGATGTGGCAGTGGCCTTAAATGAAGGGTCGGTGTAGCAAATAATGCGCGTAAACTCCGAGAGCTTAGGCATCTTTTCCCATCTGATCCATTCGTTTTTAAACACCTTACCTTCGATGATCGGATTGTGGAAGTATTCGCGTTGCGAAATGGCATAGCCCATCACATCCATCTTGGCCTTCAATTGCTCAAGGGTATATTTCGCAGGCCATGCCGGACGGTTGCGTTCAATGGCATACACCTTAGAATGATATACGCCTTTACGCTTTACTTTCGGATTCTCATGGTCGCCAACAATGTGCGCCAGAATAGACTTGCGGTGAATACGGTTTCCCGCGAATACCAATCGGGACTTCTTAATGTCCAAGGCTCCGTATAATGCACCGAGCAGCCAGTCCACCACCTTGCCCACGCGATGCTGATTGAGTACGATTTCATCGTCATCAATATCGTCCACCACGCAATACTTGGGGCGGCGCTGTCTCTCACGGATACCACGCGGCGACTGTCCACGGCCCAGTGCAATAAAGGCAATACCTTCCTTGGTTTTAAATTCACCATCGGCCCAGTTGCCCAATCCTTTCTGAATGCCCAGGTCTGCAATCAATCGCTGATTGCCTTCAAGCTCTGCCTGAATGTCGCCCAGCAATCTCTTCGCAGCATCGCCTGATTTACCAACGAGCACCATGCCGTCTAAGTCGCCATGCAGCATCAGCCATATAGGGATGAAAATATTGCAATGCACCGACTTGGCATGTTCACGCGGCCATTCTGCCACGGCCACCGTGCTGCGGTGGTTGAGTACATGATTGGCAAATTTGATGTGGAAGTCTGCGGAAGCAATGTGCGCACCCGTGATCGGGTCTTGGCAATAATGCGGGAAGTAATGCTCGACAAAGAAGTCATAGTCCTTTTTGGCGCGAGCCAGACGTGCAGCCTTGCGCTGCGGATTCTCATCCACCGTAATCGGTGTGGCGGCCTTAACCGATTCCACCCACAATTCAAATGCCTGTAACTGCTGCCGTGTCATTGCGAGATAATGCTTCTTAAATAATCTTTCTGGTGGTCAACCACCTGTTTAGCTAATTCCAAATTTTCGTTCATGAGCCAGTGTGTAAAGCCCTTCAGCACACTCATCACCGTGGCAGGGTCATTGCCCCGCTTGAGTCGGTTAATGGTGTTGGCAAGTTTTACCAATACATCAGCTTCTTTATTGGTAATGCTGCGATTCTCGTCCTTGGCCTGCTTTCTGATCTTATCACATTCCAGCATCAGGTCAATCACGAGCTTATCGGTGGTGATGCTGTTAGCAGCCTTGGCCTTATCCCACTCAAATTTTTCCTTCCACTTGCAGATGGTAGGCTCAGACACCTGCACATAAGTGGCAATGTCTTTTTGCGAAAGGCCATGCATTACATACAGATTGTAGGCTAATTCGCGGGATTTATCGTGTTTTCGGCTCATAACGGTACAAAGTTCCGATTTAAGGCACGTTAAGCCTAAATCAATTTTCCACCATTGCGAGAAAACTCGTCATGATGAAATAAAAACTTGCCATCATGGAAAATTGAATTTGTCAATTGCCATAATTACATCGGAACTTTGCCAGCAGATGAACCGGATAGTCCAAATACACCGCGTAGAAATGGCTGACAAAATGCCGCTTATTATCATTGATGGCTACATCGGTGATGATGAGAAGGTAGATGCCGGAGCAATGGTGGCCGCCATCAGTGATTTAAAAGCCAAAGGCACTAAAAAGGCCATGATGCGAATTAACAGCGGTGGTGGTGACATGATTTCAGGATTCGCCATATATGATGCCATGATGGAATCAGGCATCGAGTTCACCGGCCATGTAATTGGCATGTGTGGTTCAATGGCCACGGTGATTATGATGGGATGCAAAACCATCAAAATGAGTTCCAACGCCATGCTGATGTTTCACCAGGCGCAAGCCGGAATGTATGGCACAGCCGATCAGCTTCGCAACATGGCTGACCTTACGGATAAGCTTCAATTGAAAGCTCTGGAAGTGTATAAAAGCAGAACCGGACTTGAAGAAGAAGTGATCAAGTCATGGCTTGTGGCAGGTAAAGACACCTGGATGACTGCTCAGGAAGCATTGGCCAATAAAGTGATTGATGAGATTGTAGAGCCGGTAAAGGGATTGAAGCCTGCTCAGATGTCAAGCCAGCAAGATGCTTGGAACCGCGTATATTCCCAATTGAATTTTAACCCCCCAAATAAAATGAACAAAGAAATGCTCAAGCTTGTGGGCTTACCAGAAGATGCCACACAGGAACAATACGATGCGAAAGTAACTGAATTGGCACAGGCTAAAGCCGCAGCCGATGCAGCCCGTCAGGCAGCTGAACAGCAGCTTGCACAGGAACGTGAAGCCAAAGCCAATGCCTTGGTGGAAAATGCCGTGAAAGCAGGCAAAATCAAAGTGGAAGCGAAAGCCGACATGTTGGTATTGGCCAAGGCTAACTACGAATCTGCCGAGAAAGTGATCAATCAGATCAATGTGCGCCAGTTGCCAAGCAATTATGTAGCGCCGGGTGGAAATGGCTCAGGAAGCAATCCTGAAGACCGAACCACTTGGAAGTTTACCGACTGGACTAAGAAAGACCCTGCCGGACTCCTGAAAATGAAAGCAGAGCAGCCTGAAGAGTATCAGCGACTGTTTGCTGAAACAGGTGTGAAAATCACTGAAAACCAAAACAAGTAAATCCAAACCCCCGAATAGCGTTTAAACCCCTTTTAAAGACAAATTAAATTTCAAAAAAACATCATGAAAACCTTAGTAATCATTGCCAGCTTTCTGTTCAGCGTAGCAATCTCTGCATTGTTTGGCCAGACAGTATCCATAGTAGCCGCCGAGATGGGCGCAAACCTTTCTCCGGTGATTCCGGGTATAACCTTCTTTATCGGCAAGGTGATTGTAAACCTTGCAGGCTTTAGCGGCGCATTGTCCGTAGGCATCAATAAAGAAATCTGGTTATCCGAAATCGCCGAGAACTTTTACCCCGCCGGATCATGGCTGAGCAGGTCGAGAGATTTTAGCCCCTTTGTGGATAATGACCGTATCAACTGGGCAGCCATCGGAGCATCACCAGCCGTTTATGTGAACAGAGATACCATCGCCAACCCTGTGCCTATTGTACCAAGAACAGATCCCCATCGCTTTGTTGACCTGGATGTTTTCGACAGCGAAAATACTCCGGTTACGAATGTAGAAAGCTATGAGTTGGCTTACGATAAGCGCCAGTCAGTGCTGACCGATCACCGTGGACAGATTTGGAAGACATTGCAGCGTTATGCCGCACATGCCTTTGCGCCATCGGGCGATGCATCGCTCACTCCGGTGATTGGCACAACCGGAGCTACTGCATCGGGTCATAAGCGTTTCAGCGCACTGGACATTGCCGCCATGAAAAAAAGATTTGACGACAATGACTTTCCTGAAGCCGGGAGAGTGTTGCTGCTCAACACCGATCATTTGCTTGATCTTCAGTTCCAGGACTTGGAGCTGTATAAAGCATTGATTAACCTGCGCACAGGCGAAGCGCTGAACTTTGCAGGTTTTGACATCTACACCAATGGCTCTGTGATGCCGGTGTTCAATAAGAGCACATTGGCTAAGGTAGCCATCGGAGCTGCCGCTGCACCATCTACGGACTCTCCTTCAGTTTCTGTAGCTTGGGTAGATAGCCAAGTGTTCCGCGCTGATGGTTCATGGGATTTGTTTCTGAAAGAAAAAGACCCTGAATTGCGTGCCGATTACATGGGCTTCCAGAAGCGATTCAAAGCAGGTACGATCAATAACAACCGCTGCACAGGCGCGATTGTGAAGGTAGCTGCCTAAGCATAATCTTGCGTGGTGGAGTCCCGATAGCTATCGGGATGAGCTCGTCAGGTTCATACCCTGAAGGCCGCAGGTTCGAGTCCTGCCATCGCTACAAAAACCCCAAAAGCAGGCTGCCGCCTGACCTTCAAAAGACGGCGGCAGCCATTATAAAGCAAAAAGATGTTTGATTTCACCGATATAGTTACTTACATCATAGCCCCAATATTAACGGCTATAGTTGGATACATGTCAGGACGCAGAAAATTTAAAGCAGAAGCACAGGGGCAGGAGCTGAACAATGTGCAGGAAGCCATCAGGCTGTATCGGATGATGATTCAAGATTTGGAAAAACAAATCATTCATCAGAATGATAACATCAGGCAATTAGAAGAGCGTATCAAGTCGTTGGAGCTTGAAAATATTGACTTAAAAAAGAAATTAGCGTGAGAGCTATCATTATCATATCAATCCTTGCCCTGTTTACTACAGGTTGCGCCCGCAAGATCAAGCAGGTGGAGCGGCATAAGCTGCACACAGCAGTGAGCGATTGCACGGTGGTGAAGACTAAGCTAATTGATGTGCCTGTGAGTATTCCGGCAGATAGTGTGGAATTAGGCTTCACAATAGTTACCGTGAAGGATGAACAGACTGGCCGAATCACTGTAGTGCCAATGAAGCAGACCAGCCAAAGCGGCAGAGCCAAAGCCACCACTACCATAGATGCTATGGGTAACATTATGACCAAAGCCAACTGCGATGCCGTGGAAAAAGACCTGCAAGTTGCGATTACAGAGAAGGAGCATTGGCGCAAACTTTACGAAAGTGAACTTTCATATACGAATCACCAAAAAGTAATTGTCCGCAATCCTTGGTGGATCATTCCTTTGGTGGCTCTATGCATGATTACGACACTCACCTTACTCATTCACAAGTTTATTAAACCCTTTAAATTTCTACCGTTATGACACCGGAGACCAAAAAAGTAATTGACGATATTTTTGCAGCTCATCCAGAGTTGGATCATGTACATGCCACAGCAGATGGCAATGTGTTTCTCCCTAAAGCCATCGATCATGCCCGCTACCATGCGCAGCAGACCGGGCAGGAGATTGAGACCGTGTACCGCGATGGCGCTGCAAAAGCACCCATAACTCCCCCCGAAGCAGAAGAGGACGAAGCGGCTGCCGAACAGGCAGCCGCAACTTCCGCAACTGATGAAGACAATGCCGCCAATGGCGAAGGCTCGGAAGGTGAAAGCTCCGAAGCCCCAGAAGGTGATGAAGCAGGAGCAGAAGCCGCTCCCGCTTCAGAGCCTGCTCCAAAGACTAACAAAGCGCCATCAACTCGTAAAAAGTAAGCAATGCTTCCGAATATCAATTTCACATTCAATGACGGGGCATTAAGTCTTGCTCCGGCTAACATAGACGGCACATCGGGGCTTATCACCACAGGTGTGCCAGTTTCAGGTGGCTTGCAATTAGACACGCCTTATCTGCTTACTTCACTTCAAGCACTTGAAGACCTTGGCGTGGACGAAGCTTATGATATTGCTAATCTCACACTTTTGTGGCATCACTGCCGTGAGTTTTTCCGAATTAAAGAAGCCAAGAACCAAACGGCAGAGCTGTACATCATGGTAAAAGACCCATCTGTGCCAATGAGCGATTTGGTGGACAAAGACCTTGCCGCTGGAGTAAGTGATCTGTTGAACTTTGCCAATGGAAAAATCAATCTTTTGGCCGTAGCGCAAATTGCCACAAGCCCTTCCATATCCGCAGGCATTGAAGATGAAGTTCCATTAGCAATTGCAAAAGCGCAATTGCTCGCTGATGAACGAATAGCAGAGAAATCTCCACTATTTGTTTTCGTGGAAGGTAGAAATCTCGATGCATTGGCCAACATTGGAAATTATCCTGACTTAAAGGCAGGAACTGATAAGAATGTGGCTGTGATTATTGCTCAGGATAAAGCAGTGGCAAATAAAGATGCTGCTTTTGCAGGTTATGCTGCTGTGGGCACTGCCTTGGGTGTTGCAGCCGCAGGACAGGTGAACCATTCTATTGCATGGGTTGGCCAGTTCAATATTCAGTCTGTTGGATTAGGAGCTTTCCTGGCTCCTGCATTGAGCAATGGAGAATTGATTCAAAACATAGGAACTGGAGCTTTGACTACAATCTCAGATTTAGGTTTCATATTTGCTCGCACCTTTCCAAATGTGCAAGGCTGCTATTTCAGCGACTCTCCTACAGCCACAGCATCTACATCTGATTATTCGACAATAGAAAATGTGAGAGTAGTAAATAAGGTAGTGCGCAGAGTGTATGCCGCATTACTGCCAAGGCTCAACGGCCCTGTGCTGCTCGATCCTGCCAGCGGCAGAATAGCTGCGGATGTTGCGGCAAGTTTTGAAGCCAATTGCGCAGCTTCGACCGCTGACATGCTTACCAATGAAGAGGCATCAAGGTTGACCTATGTAGTTGATCCCAATCAAAATATTTTATCCACCCAAAAGTTAAACATACAAGCACGCATTTTGCCCACCGGCAAGGCTCGTGAGATTGTAGTTAACATTGGATTTGAAAACCCTTTAGCTAATCAGTAATCATGGCAGTTAACGTTCCATTAATCAACGGTAAGAGACACTCTTGGGCGAGTATCAGATTAAACATATTGGGCATCACCATAATTGGGGTGTCCGAAATCAATTATGGTCAGGAAGACATGAAAGAGAATCACTACGGCGCAGGTCGCTTTGTGGTGGATCGTGGCGATGGCAATGTGATGCCAGAGCCTGTTAACTTCATTCTTCGTGGCTATGAATTTGATCGCATCATGGCAGCATTGCCACCCGGCGCTTCGCCCGGTGATATTCCACCCTTTGATGTACCTGTACTATACATCCCTACCGGGTCAGATGCACAAGTGAAGCATGTGATTCGCGGATTCCAGATTACCAGAACCAGCCACAATAACACACAAGGCAACACGAAAGTGGATGTGAATGTGGGTGGAATATGTGCAGTAGTTGATTACAATCCAATATAAACCATGAAAGAGGCAAAAAAAGAAACCCCGGAACTAAAATTTATCGGCAAGGCCACAAAGGAGCAGATTGAAGGATGGAAGCTTCAATATGGCCTTGAAGACGGCGACATCACTGAGATAGAAGTGGAAGCAGGTGAGAATGAAATTGCCTGCTGCTACTTAAAACCTGCCAACCGCGATCAGCTGTCTGTGATTCTGAGTCGTTACGACCAAAGCATGAGCCTTGAAGCGGGCGAGTTTGCGCTTGAAAATTGCTGGCTTGGCGGGGATGAAAGACTTCGTAAACCCATCGGATTAAAACAAGAGCGTATGGCCGTGAGAGCTTCTCAATTGGCTTATGCCGTGGTCAGCCTTCCGGCAGGTAACGTAAAAAAAAAATAAGACCACTTCCGATTTCGCTTGAGAGCGACAAAGATACCACACGAAAAGCCAATGCACTGATAAGGCACTTTCTGCACATTCCGCACCCCGAAAGGCTTGACGATTATGAGTATCAGGAAGCTTTTGAGCAGTTGATCTGGTTAATGAACAAAGGATTTGCAAAATGAGTGTAATAGGCGTAAATATCAATTTGTTGCAGCAATTGCAGGAAACCTACGGCGTAAGAGTCGAAAGTCCTAATGTGCTGCTTAATCAGCAGATATTTGGCGACCGCAAAAGACCGGATGTTCCTGCTCTTAAGGAGTCAGAATTTATTGAATTTAAGTCGCGGAGATTCAGCACTCCGGTGTACGAATTGATGACCATATACACGCCTGACCAGAGCCGTGTGTTTCAGTTTCCCGAAGCGGTAATTGTGGATATGCTCGATTCTCCTAAGATAGTTTTGCGCACCAATATTCAAGGCAGAGACGGATCGGTGAAGGAGATTATCAATAATGATGATGACAAAATTGTGATCATGGGTGTGCTGATTTCGGATACTTATGATTTCCCGGACAGAATGCTCAAGGAGCTTAAAAACTTAGTTAAATACAATGGTCATGTGATAGTTGATGATTTGTATCTTAATAGCAATGGCATAGACCAATTGGTACTTACCGACCTTCAATATCAACGCAAAAAGGGTATGCCGAACACATTGTTTTTCAAATTAGAAGCCTTTTCAGATGAACCTGTTGAACTACTTATTGAAGATTAAAATGGCACTTTTGGTAAGCACATTGGTGGTGATTAACAGTCAGAAACTGGGGGGGAAAGATATTCGATTTAACTTTATCCATCGTGGTGAAATTCATAGCTCTTGGAAAAACATGACTCAGGATGCTACGCTTCAATTCGGGAAAAACATTAGAGTGGTAAGCAACAGTGAGAAATTTCTGCTGCAAAATGTACTAAAAAAAGGCGACCGAGTAAGTATTTCTATTGGTTATGACGGAAATCTGAATCAAGAGTTCAGTGGCTTTGTTACCAGATTCGATGCCCGCATTCCATTGAGCATTTATTGTGAAGATAACATGTGGCTGCTCAAGAAAGATGAGCTTAAAAAGTCCTGGCAAAAGGCAAATTTAAAGGACGTTGCTAAGTTTATTATAGACCATTACAATAAGAAGTATAACTATAATTTGAAAGTGGAAGCCGATGATGCCGAGCTTGGACAGTTCGCAATAGATAAGCTCACTGGGGCGCAAACCTTAGACTTTATTCGGAGCACGTATGGCCTGATCAGCTATTTCCGTGGTGATACTCTTTATTGTCAGTTAGCTAATGGCATACGTAGTGGCAGACAAGCCACCATGCGCTATGATTTTCGTCGAAATATAATCTCTAACTCTTTGGAATATGTAGAAGCTGATGATTTAAAAATTAGAGTAAAGGCCATCAGCTTTCAGTCCAATAATAAGAAGATTGCCGCCGAAGCCGGAGACCCTGAAGGAGAGCTCCATACCTATCATGCTCCCAAAGGGCTTAATCAGGTTGACTTAAACAAATACGCGCAGCAAGAATTAGATCGCGTAAAATACACAGGCTACCGTGGTAGCTTTCTCAGCTTTGGCATACCTTACCCTAAGCACGGCGATATAGCCGACATCCGAGATCAGGAATTTCCCGACCGTGAAGGTCGATTCATTATTTATAGCGTAACCACGCAGTTTGGTGTGGTAGGTATTAGACGAACCATTGAAATAGGGAGGAAGGCATAATGGCAGAGACCAATAAGACGGTATGGGAATGGCAGGGCAAGGATGAGCTTACCAAGATTCTGAAAGGAATTGATGAGCAAATCGTAAAAATCGACAAGGACACTGTCCGCATGGAGCGCGATATGGATAAAGCCATGAAAGGCTCAGGCCGAAGTGTGGACTATCTCCGCGACCGAATTAAGCGACTCCAGGAAGCCAGCGATAGAAGTTTTGACAAAAGAAAAGTTGCTGAATATAACCGCGAGATTGATCGCCTGAGCAGGCAGATAGAAAGTCGTCAGCGATTGGGTCGTGGTGGTTTGTCCGGTGCAATGCAAGCCATTCCTTTTGGCAATACCATTATGGCAGGCATGGCTAATCCATTTGTATTGGGTGGAATGGCTGCTGCCGGAATGGGCAAAATGGTGAGCGATTCAGTGCGTTATTCGCGCAACTTTAATGAAGAAATGGCCAAAATTAATGCCACTGCGCAAATCACTCCTGAAGCATTAATTGGCCTGCGCCAGTCCTTTTTTGGAACAGCAAACAGATATAGTTTGGATGTGGACACCCTTCCGGCAGCTTATGAAGCGATTTTATCCGCCACAGGCGATAAGCGCATGGCCGATCGGGTGTTTGACCCTGCATTGCGCTTGGGTAAAGCAGGCTTTACAGACGCAAAGACTACCGGAATGGCCATAGCGCAGTTGATGATGACACCAGGCGTAAACATGGGAGAGAATGCCATAGCCGATCTTTTAATGGCGGCAAAGAATTATGGTAAAGGGGAATTGGGAGATTTTGCTCGTTATCTCCCTGGTCTTATTGGAATGGGAAAGGCAGGTGGCTTTACAGAGCAGGAAGTTACAGGCACTTATGCCTATTTAACACGAAGTAACTCATCAGAGCAGGCTGACACTCTTCTCAAAAACTTTCTCAAAGTTATTGGACGACCTGAAGTAACTTCAGCTCTTAAGCAAAGAACCGGATTCGATGTTTACGATGCTAATAAGCAAGTAAAGCCACTTACAGAGATTGTAAAAGGTATTGAGCAATCTATGAAAGGATTGAGTGATTCGGCTAAAAGAGAATTTATGACTGCCATTAAGGTGGTTGACCTTGAAGCCGCTTTGGCATTTTCTAATTTAACATCTGGCGCAGATGAATTGCGCACTGCCATAGAGACCATGAACGGCTCCGCAGGAACACTCAATCAGACTTTAAAGTTTGTCGAGACAGGAAATGAAGCCTTGGTTGAGTTTAGCAATAATTGGAAGCTTTTAAAGAATAACATGGGCAATGCAGTTGCTCCCACAGCCAATGCGCTTGTGATGTCAGCGAATAATTTGATTACCGGTAAACTTTCATTTTGGGATTTATTTGATCCCCGAATAGGATCGACTATAATAAATCCTATGGAAAGAGAAATGGAAGCGAATGCGCCAAGAAATCGCTACAATAAATTCAAGCAAGATGAAATAGTGCCAATGTTTGCGGAAGGTGATGTAGTCGAAAATGCTGGAAGGGCAATTGCCAAATATAGAGATCGTTATGGAAAACACATCTCTG